CAGGCGCAAAGTATCAAGTATCTCGATCTGACTGGACCTGCGAATGAAGACGCGGGCGAGCCAGTAGATGCAGATGAGGACTGACCTTTAACTTTACATGGATGCCCACATGGACTGCGGTTCAACTCCGAGATTGAAGACGGCACCGGTCACACTGCCCATTAGTGTTGCTGACATAAAACTACATTTGTGCGTTGATGTTGTTGAAGATGACGCTCTCATTGAAACTTATTTGAGAGCAGCTGTCTCTCGTCTTGAAGGATACCATGGTGAACTCAAGCGGTGCCTCATCAATCAAACCTGGGAACAGAGCTACTGCTGTTGGCCTGGTAACAGAACCTTCAAACTCTGGTTTCCTGATGTCTCCAGAACTGAGGTCACATATGTGGATGCAAGTGGAGTATCAAAGCAGCTTGCTCCCTCATTACTTGAGTTTGAAAGCAGCGTGGAAGGAACTGACCTGCATGTCGCAAAAAGCTTTTCTTTTCCGCAACTGAATGCCGATAAGAGGCGTCCCATTAACATTACATATGTCACTGGATTTGGTGACCAGCCTGAAGATATTCCCGCGGCGATAAATGCAGCGATCATGATGATGGTTGGTCATTTGTACGCTACTCGTGAAGACGTGGTGATTGGTTCAGTTGCGACTTCAGTGCCTCACTCCTCCAAATTTATGCTTGAACCTTACCGCCGCTTTATCGGGTAGGCGGGGATTTTAAAAGGCTATCATCATGCGGGCTGGTCGTCTCAAAGACAGGGTCACCTTCAGGCGTAAAGCATCTGTTTCCAATGGCTCTGGTGGCTTGATTACATCCTGGAACCTGCTCTTCAAGACTGTAGGTGAGTTGCAAATGTCCAAAGGCAAAGAGGTGATTGCTGGCGGGCGTATTGAAGCCTCTGCCATGGGCGTCCTTTCTATTCGTTATACGGCTGTTTCCGCTGATCTGAGCGAAGCGGATATTGCGGTGATTGATGGCAAGACATTCAACATCCGTTCAATTCATGATCCTGAAAGGCGCAAGCGGCGGCTGGAACTGCTGCTTGAACGTGGGGTAGCAGTCTAATGCGTGATGGTGTGAAGGTTTCTTCAAATCTTGATGTGGTGATGGCGCAGTTTCGAAAGATTGCTCCTAGTGTTGATCAGGAAATTGAGAAGGTTCAAAAAAAATCTTCAACAGAGCTCGCCAACATTGCCAGTGCAGCTGCTCCCCAACGCAGCGGGCAGTTGTCTCGCTCCTTAAAATCCAGAAAAGCAACATCAGAAGATAAACTGGCCTGGGGGGAGAAGCAGGTCGCTAAAAGCCAGTCAGGCTGGGTGGTTGTTATTTGGTTTACGTGGCACTGGCTGGAGTTTGGAACAGTGCATCATCCAGCTCAACCGTTCTTCTTTCCAGCATTCAGGCTTATAAAAAAACGCCATAGCGGCCGCATGAACCGAGCGCTGAACAAGGCAATCAAGGATGCGCTCAAATGAACGGTTATGAGGTTACTCTACAGACCCAGCTCTATGAAGTGCTTGTAAATGCCGGAACGGCTGCAAAGTCCATCTTTGATCACCACACCTCTGAAGTTGGTAAAGAGGGATACCCATTCATCCAGATCGGGGAATGGCAGGCGATACCCAATGATGTCACAGGTGCATATGGCTCTCATGAATTTGTTGATCTTCATATCTGGTCTCGTGCTTCCGATCAGCTTGAGGCCAAGCAGATAATCGCAAAGCTCTATGGGAAACTGCACGATGCTGACTTGGTGGTTGAAGGGCTGAGTTCCTGCTTCTCGTTTGTTGAAAGTACGCGCGTCATGACTGATCCGGATGGGGTCACGCGTCATGGTGTCATAACGGTGAAATTCCATTGCAGAAAGGCATAGACATGGCAGACGGAAAAGGTCGGTTACTTCTCTTAAAACTTGGAAATGGTGCGGATCCTGAAGTGTTTGAAAACACTGCTGGGATTAAAACCAGAAACCTGTCCATCAACAACTCCCTGGTGGATGCAACGGTACCAGATAGCGATGACCCTGGCTCGATTGTCTATTCCTCATCTGTACACGGTATTCAGTCAGTCTCGTTTTCCGGGTCAGGTTTGAGTGATGATAGTGCAACCAGTACACAGCTCAACGCCGCTTGTCTGGAGCAAACCCGAACCAACGCTAAGGTCATTGTTCCAGGTCTTGGTGAGTATGCAGGTGTCATCCTTATCGAGAGTATCGAGTTCTCAGGTGAGGTTGAAGGGGAAGCGGAGTTCAGCATCTCCGTTAAGTTCACCGGAAAAGTCACCTTCACTGCGGAGTAGATCATGCGAAGAGCAAATAAAACCCGGGGCGAGGTAGCGCTCCAGCTTAACGGTTATGATCTTATTCTTTGCGCCGAAATGGAGCGTTTGGAGCAATTGGAACAAGCGTGTGATGGCCGGCCATTAGGGCAGCTTGTTGGTGATTTGGACATGATGTCAGTTTCAACGTTGAAAGCTTGTATTGGAGCTCTCACGATCGAGGGGGATGCGAAGCAGGCCTGGGAGAGTCAGACTGGGGTGAATTATCTACCTCTGCTGAAGGAAGCCATTACAGCAGCACTGTTCCCGGAACTGTCTGAGGGAAAGGGCGAGGCCGAAGTGGAGAGCCTTTAGAGTTCTTTCCATTTCGGCAATGGCTTCAATGGTTGCCTGCACTTGGATGGAGACCATCTGATTTTTGGCAGGCAAGTCTGGTGGAATTCAGTGAAGCTGTTGAGGGCTGGATTGCTATGAATCGCAGCCATGAAGGAGGGAGAAGCCTTTCCCCTTCTGAACGTGACGAGCTGAGACAACTGATGGAACTTCATAATGGCAAACTCCAGTGAAAGCCAAAAAGTAATCACGCTTTTTGATGCCCGAACAACGGACATGGAAAAGAAGATTGCCCGCTTGGAGAGGAAAACCAAGGGGAGCTTTGCACGTAATGAAAAAGCTGTTCGTGGCTTCAATCAGGAAATGAGGAAATCCAGTGCTGCAGCAGGAAAGCTCCTCAAATCAGTGGGTTCTTTACCATTTGCCGGGGCAGCAGCTGGGGCTCTGTCTCTGGCCGGTGCTTTGACCCTTGCCAAGCAAGGCCTTGAAGACTTCGACAAGGTAGCGAAGACTGCCAGGCAAAATGGTTTGAGTGGTGAGTTCTACCAAACGCTGGCGTTTATGGCAGGGGAAGCCTCGATTGAAACCTCCACTTTAGATACGGCCTTGCGCAAGTTCACAATTGGAGTTGGGGAAGCCAAGTTTGAGACTGGTGAGTTGTATTCTGCCTTGGAGAAGGCAGATAGAGGTTTGCTAAGAGCACTCGTGAATGCGTCCAGTGGTGAAGAACGTTTGAGACGTTATGCGGATGCAGTTTCTAAGGCTAAGACTGCTGAGGAAAAAGCTTTGTTGGTTAAGGCAGGGTTCGGCCAACGAGGAACAGACCTTGTTCGTGTTCTTGAACTTGGGTCTGATGCTATGGACAAGGCTGGAAGGAAAGCCAGCGCTCTTGGGAACATTATTGAAAATGATGTTCTCGAGCAGGCAGAAGAAATGCAAAACCGTTTGGGAAATGCCTCGGACGCTTTGGACAAGCAGCTCAAAGCGTCCTTAATTGACATCGGGCCATATCTCATAAATTTTAGTGAGAACATGGCTGGGGCAGTCAAGAAAGCTAGAGAACTCAAGGAAGCAGTAAAGGGGGGATTTGGCAATTTCTCAAAGGGGATGAGTGGACTTATAGGGTCTACTTTTGATCCTGATATTGATTTGCTAACGGGTAAAGATGGGTCTCCGTTCAAACCAGACAGCTTTTCAACCGGCTATCTTGGGAAGGCTCTTGCAAAAATTGAGGCTGATCGTGGGATCTTAAATAAGCGTCTGATGGCTACACAAGAGCGATTGAACTCAGGATCGCTGTCGCAAACCTTTCTGAATACTGAGAGCATGAAAGAAGCGGCACTATTAGAGCAAATCAGTGCATTGGAAACTAAGCTCCAGCTAGTTCAGGAGATCTTGGATCAGCGAAGTAAGAACAGCAATAAGCTGGCCTCATCATCTGAGAATTTGCCTGGTTCAACCATACCAACCGCAAGGGTAGCTGTGCCAACATCTAAGCCGGTTTTGGGTGTTGATGATCTTGCTGGCACTTATCGCAGTAAGTCCGCTAAAGATGCGATCAGACAAGCGCAAGCGGTTGAACGGGTCATTGCAGTGCTAAAGCATGAACGCGATTTGATTGGCAAAACAGAAATGCAGCAGCGGCTCCTGAACCAGATACGTGCAGCAGGGGCTGGGGCAACCAAAAAACAAAAGCAGGAAATTGAGAGCCTGGTGCGAGGCATCGATAACCAAAGGGCCGCACAGGAGCAGCTCAATCAAGTCTCTCAGTTTGGTGGGCAACTGATCTCAGATCAGTTTTCCCAGATCACAGCTGCGATTGACACGGGTAGCACGGCACTTGACCAATTCATTCAGTTGATGACGGACGCTGCAATCCAGGCAGCAGTGTTTGGTACTGGTCCGCTTGGTTCTATGTTTGGTGGTGGGGCAAGTGGTTCCAGTTCAAATAGCGGCGGTCTGGTGTCTACTCTTGCAACTATTGCGTCTTCACTTTTTGGCTTTGATGGAGGTGGTTGGACAGGGCCAGGAGGCAAGTACACTCCTAAAGGTATTGTGCACGGTGATGAGTATGTGTTCTCGAGAGAAGCAACCAGAAAACTTGGTGTTGCCAATCTTGATGCGCTGCATAAAAGCGCGAAAGGCTTTGCAAGAGGCGGCTTCGTCGGCGGTCCTGTTCCCATGATCCCGAAACCTGCAGCAATTCTTGCACCAGCAAACCGCAATACTCCTTCTGAGATCCGGTTGGTGGTTGAGGGCAGCTCTGAGTTTGATGTCAGAGTGGTCGGTGTTGCTGGTCCTGTTGCTGTGCAAATCGTCGATCAAGCTAAACCTGGCATCATCAAAGCAGCCACTGCTCAGTCCCGTGGGAACGTGGTCAATGACCTGAATGCTTATGAGCAAAACAAAGGGGGAAGTTGGCTTGGCTAATTTCGTTCATTGGCCGTTCAAGCTTTTTGCAATGCGGGGTAAACCAGCCTTTCACCAGCGGCCATTTACCAGATCGGGCGGCACTACGTTGGGAGGCCGCGATCTTGTAACGCAAACCGACTTAGGTTTCTGGCGGGCGGTGTTTCCAAACATCATGGTGAAGTCGAATGATATGGACCATGAGGAAGCTTGGAATGCGATCCAAGTTGCGTTGCAGGGGCGAACTGGCTTGGTGATCGTTCCGGCTTATTGCACGGGATCACGGTTGCAGCAGCTCGCAAAGACACAAAGTGCTCTGGCAACTCACTCTGATGGGTCTACGTTTTCCGATGGCACGAAGTACGCCAGTGAACCACCTTTGGTTCAAATGGAAGAAGACGCACAGACCGGTGCAACTGTTGTTAAGCTTCGCGCTTTGCGTGAAGGGTTGAGCCTGACGGGCATTAAGTACAGTTACTTCCATGCGCTTTACCAGACAGGCCCGGTGATCTCGCAAGATGGTGATGTGGTTCAAGTTCCGATCTTTCCTGCGACACGAGCTAAGATTCCAGCCGGATCCATTCTCACAGTGAAAGAACCAACATGTCTGATGCATCTTGCCTCTGATAATGAGATGGACATCGTCCACGGAGTGTCACCGATCACGCCTAAGACGCTGAACTTTGTTGAGGCAATCGACTACTGGGATAAGGTCGCAGCTGAATGAGTGCCCGCAAAGTGATGATCCTGATGAAGATGGATTTCCCCCAAGGAACCTCTCGCTTCTGGTTTGGATCTTGCCCTTACATTGATGCAAATGGTGATCACTGGCGAGCTGCCGGGGAACTCCCGGAAACAGCCTTAAGCACGCTGCAATATGCCTTTTCTGGTGAGGCCGTGGTTATGGAGGTCGGCCTGTCTGGCGTTCCTCAGGACATTGCCGACCTGGCTTATGAAGAAACTCAGGAAGATGATGTAATCGGGTCTGAAGTGCAGATTTTGTTGCAATCTTGTGATCAGTACTTTCAACCTGTTGGAGATCCAATCGTCAAGTTCACAGGCGAAATCATTGATCTGAATTTTCACAAAGCAGCTACGGGTGATCAGGCTCAACCTCATATCTTGCATCAAGTGATCGTGGTTGTTGCGAATGTGTTCCATGCCCGCAAATCGCGGCGCAATGCTGTGCTGTCGGATTCAGATCAAAAAGCGTTGTCGCTTAAACTCAATCCTGACCTTCTTCCAGATCTGTCATGTGAACGAGTGACCCTCATGAACGAGCAAACTATCACATGGCCACGTGCCTGAATAACCTGCAAGGTTGGCTGTCAGATCGACGTGACATGCGCTTCGATCCCGGCAAGGCTGACTGTTGCTTGGTCCTTGCCGATTGGGCGTGCTTCAACGGTTATCCCGATGGCGCTCAGTTTCTGCGCGGCACCTACTCAACCACTGAAGAGTTGAATGAACTGCTCACAACATCTGGCGGGGCTTTAGGTTTGGTTGAAGGTTGTGTTGCAATCGCGGGCCTGCTGGAAACGCGCTCTAGTAAGATCGGTGACATCGGGGTTGTCGGCAGTTTGCATAACCCGCTCCGGCAGTGGGGAGCGATCTGGGACGGGCTCAACTGGCAAGTTCATTGGCGGGATGGTTTTGAAACCATTCACGCACCAGCTCTGAAAATCTGGAGTGTTTGATGCCTCATGCTGTTGCATTGGGTGTTGCGTTCGTATTGTCGAACGGAGCGGCCATACTTGGTGCATCCGTTGCGACGCAAGCTATTCTTGCGGGTGCTGCGGTGTCCTCTGTTGGTGTTGGGATTATCGGTGTCGGCTTGTCTGCTGGTGTTGGTTATGCCGTCAAGGAGTTGGCGGGCACTCAGCGTCGGCAGAGTAATGCAGCTCCCTTGCCAAGTGTTGCAGATGGCAAAGTCAATCAACGGCAAAGCGTACCGTCTCGGTCGTTTGCTTATGGGTTGGTGCGCAAGGCTGGAGACATGATGTTTCTGGAGGAGCGTGACGGGACTGCTTACATGATCATCGCGCATGCTTCTCATGAGATAGATGGGTTTGTTGAACACTACCTGAGTGATGCAGCGGTTGAGATTGATGAAGATGGCAACGTCATAAAATCGCTGAGCAATGATGAGGATGCATCTAAGTATTACCGCCTCAGTGGTAAGGCTAAGGTCATTATCAAAGAACGGTTGGGCACTCCGGTTGGTGAGCCGTATTCCGAACTGGTCACGAAGTTTAGTGATATCTGGAGTGATGACCATCGCGGCGACAACATCGCCAGCACGCTTGTGATTTGTAAGAGCGTCAGCGCTCAGCATCATAGAACGGTGTATCCGCATGGATATCCGACTGTGACATCTTTGGTTCGGGCGAAGCGCGTTTTAGATCCCCGAACTGATGAGGTTGCCTTTAGCAGGAACCTTGCACTTCACCGTCTTGATCTCTTGCTATCTCCCTATGGAGGAGCCTTGAAGCCTGAGCGGATTAATCTTGAGAGTTGGGCCAATGCTGCTGCTGTTGCTGATGAGCAGGTCACCAACTTCCAAGGGGATCAAGAGCCTCGATATCATGGTGGCTTCAGTGGCCGGGAAAACAATGACCCCACTGAGGTTGCAAGGTTGATTGATGAAGCGGGTGAACTGCTGCTTTATGTTGACCTGCAAGGCAAGGTGGCTGTGCATGCCGGGGAGTGGGTAGAGCCTGACATTCACTTGAAAACAGCAGACATCAAGGAAGTGACGTTCCTGTCAAACCGGAATCCAAACTCGAATGTGAAATCTGTTCGGGGCCTTTGGACCAATCCAGAGCTGAACTATACCGAAGATGATGCGGTCATCTGGGGTGATCCCTATGTGGATGAGAACGACCCCAGGTCGCGAACCGTTGATAACGAATGCATCCAAAGCCACAACCATATGCGGCGCAAACAGAAGCTAAAATACATTCGTGCAACAGCTCCGCGTGTGCGGATTGTGTGCGACTACTTTGCATCTGAGAACCTGCCGTTTCGACGCTTTATCAAGATCACAGAACCGCCTCATCTGGTGGATGCCTATCTGGAACTTATTGGAACTCCGATCTTGGATCTCAACAATTTTACCCACCAGTTTGAGGCAATCGTTGTTCCTAAGAGCCTTTACGATTTTGAACCTGAGGAGGAGGGCGAAAAGGGTGATCCTCCTCAACGCATTGGTTCCTCTGCATTGCCGATTGTCACCAGCTTCACGATTGCATTTGAGCAGCAGGGCCAGAGCTTGATTGCTGAGGCGAGCTTCTCGCGTGGCTCTGAGGCTCTCACCTATGAGCTGGAGTACATGAAAACCAGCGGCGGCGCTGCCAAGTACGCGCAAGCAAACGATGGTGAAGAAACCATCGAGACAGAAAGTTTGACTGCTCGTGTGGAATATCGGTTCCGTATGCGAACCCGTTCGGTCTTTGGGCAAAATAGCAGCTGGTCTAATCCAGTTGTGCATCAGGCCTCTATCTAATCTCATTTCGAAATCTGGAGTTGGCTATGAACTTCCTGACCAAGGAAATCGTTTGGCGTGATTTTGTGACGTTCGGTCTTGGTAGCACCACTGAGCACGAACCAGTCAAAGCTGAGATTAGAGCGTATCTGGGGCAGCTTGAGATAGGTTCTACGCTTGGAGCCGTGATCGTTAAGACCAAGGCCGAGCTGGATAATATAACCAACAAACCAGACTACACACCTGCCATAGTCGGAGCTGACTCCAACCACGCCTTAAGCGGTTACTATCAGTGGCTGGGCGGCACCTGGAACTATGTGCGAGACCTTGCTGACAGTATCACGCGACTGGTCGATATCGATGGGACGGGTAATGCGATCAGGGCGAAACTTCGATTGGGTGTCAGCCTCTCGGCAGTTGAGTTTGCAGTCTTCGTTCCCATTGCAAACAACTCAGGCGCCGTGACCATCAAGGTTGATGATGTGCTGTTGCCAATTCGAAATGGCCTCGGCAATGAACTCGACCCTGATGACCTGCAAGCAGGCTATCCGGCGATGCTCACAGTGATTGAGGGGCAGGTGGGCTATGTTCTCCTTAATCCGGCAAATGTCGAAGCAGTGGTTCTTGCTGCCAAGACCGCAGCCATAGCAGCTCGTAATCAGGCACAAACAGCTCAAGGCAAAGCAGAGGATGCTTTGAACCAACTGGAAGCAGCAGTTGAACAAGCTTCTGATCTGGCGTTCAAACGCTTCAATAAGCTCTATCTAGGGTCATTTGACGACGATCCGGACACTGATAATGAGGGCAATGAGCTGGCAGATGGAGCGCTGTATTTCAAATCGCAAGATAAGAAGTTGAAAGTCTACTCTGATGTTGATGGATGGGTGCTTGCAACTCCAGACACAAGTGACTTTCTCCATAAAACGAACAACCTGAGCGATATTCCCAGTGCGCCTCACGCTCGGCAGAACTTAGGTCTGCAAAACCTGGCGGTGTTAGACAAAGTTGGAACTGAGGAGATTGAAGATAGTTCACTCTCCACTCAAAAATACAAAAACAGCTCTGTTACAGATCTGAAGCTCAACTCAGCAAAGCTGAATACATTGGCAGGGGTTCCGAGGATTATTGCCGCTGCAAAGGTGGATGGAAGCGGTGATGTGCTTTGGGCAAGTAATCTGACCTGCAGCCGTACTAGTGTAGGTGGTTACGAATACGAGTTCGTACAAGCGCTCCCATCCAGCAAAGCAGGCAAATACATCGTCTTAACGACGGCAGATGAAAGCGGACACATACCTCGAACCACTGCGAAAACAAAAGATGGCTTTAAGACTGGATTTGTGACACGGCGAACGACCACACCTTATCCATTTGTCGGCTCAAGCACAGGTCACGATGTGGTTGTGATTGGTGTTTGGTAGGGCATTGCAAGCGAACTCAACTGAAAGCCGGCTCCCCTGGGGAGCCTTTTTTGTGAGGTGATCATGGGACGGGTACCAGACTTGGAATCTCAAGAAATGCTGTTGGAACTTGGATTCAATCCAGGCAAGCCCGATGGTGATTGGGGCAGACTTTCAGAACATGCCTATCAGAGTTGGCTAGGCTTCAAGATTAAAGCGGTCAAAAGTGGCGAGCCGCCATGGCTTATTGAGGCGCGACGATTGTTGGGAACCAAGGAAATATCTGGACCGAAGCACAATCCAAGGATTATGGGTTGGGCGAGTAAGTTGGGTATCTCCTACCAGACTGATGAAACCCCTTGGTGTGGTCTGTTTGTCGCCCATTGCATGAGCCTTGTTTCTGATCGCCTGCCTATCAATCCTCTAGGGTCTCGCCAATGGGCGAAATACGGCAGACGGTTAGATAAAGGGGTACCTGGCTCTATTCTTGTCTTCTGGCGCGGTAGCCCTCGCGGTTGGAAAGGGCACGTTGGTTTCTACGTTTCTGAGAGTGCCGGCCACTATCATGTGCTTGGTGGCAATCAGTCCAATGCAGTCACAACTGCAAAGCTTTCAAAGCGGCGGCTCTTAGATATCCGGTGGCCGGAAAGCTATCCAGTGAAAGGAGAGCGGGTGTTGGCACAGCGCGAAGGTGCTGTCTCGATCAACGAAGCTTGAGGTTGCTTCAGTTAGAACTTCTTTTCTGGCTAGCTAGTGGATAAACTCACAAGCTTGGTTGCACAGGAACTCGTGAAATTTCTTCGTGAGTTTGGTCGCGTTGGAACACTCGCTTGATTGAGTATCGGAAGTGCAAAGCCTGACGAGACGACTAAAACTACACGATCAAATTGCGAATGAAAGAGGTGCTTGTGATGGCGATGCAAGAGCAAACGCTTTCGGGTTGGCGTCTTGGAAAAGAGATCCCAGTAGGGCTGATGTTTACTGTGATACTGCAGTTTATTGGTTTTGTCTGGTGGGCGGCAAGCGTCAACGAACGAGTGACTGCATTGGAGCGCTACGCTTCGCAAAGTAGCGCTATGGTTGAGCGTGTTACACGGGTTGAGACATTGGTTGAGAGCGTTGAAAAGCGGTTGGAAAATATCGAAAGGAAACTAGATCGCATTGCCGATAAGGGGTGAAAGTACATTTACTTACAACCTAACATAAGAAAGATGCGAGATTCTTATCTATTTCAAAATACAGCGGAAAATTCATATTTATTAAAATTGAAATCATAAGTTTCGGGCAAGTTTTGCAACTTTAGGGTGTAATTGTTAATGCTCTTAGGGAAGTTGTTTTAATGTCTAACTCCGCACCATTTTCCTACCCAATTCAAATCTCAACTACTGAAAACGATGTGATTTCCATTAGAGTTTTCTTCCAGGATTTTGATCTGGTAGATACTCATACACTTGCTTTGAATGTCGCTGAAATGATCGGAACTGGAACAGTCATCAGTGATGACACATTCCACTATGACCCAGGCACTAAATTCGATCATCTAGCTGTTGGAGAAACAGCTACAGATACGTTTTCTTATACGATTACTGATGCTGCTGGTGAAAGTGCGACTTCTACTGTCACAATTACGGTGACAGGGCAGAATGAAGGGCCGGTTGCGGTTGAGATTGCGAGGCAGACAGACGAAAACACTGCGATTAATATTGCACCCGAGTTCGTTGATCTCGATACATCTGACACCCATAGCATTGCCGTTGATACGAGCGACACTACCGGTTCTGTTACAGTAAATGCCGATGGTACATTCACCTATAGTCCAGATGGTAAGTACGACGCATTGAACCGCGGAGAAACCGCAACCGATACTTTCACTTACACCGTAACAGATGCCTCAGGTGAAAGTTCCACTGAGACGGTTACTGTTACAATCCTGGGTGAGGGTAATGTCACAGCTAAATCCGGCAAACTTGTTGCATCTGATGGTGCCGAGTATGACAGCTTCGGCCATGGAGTGCAGGTGAATGACCACGGGGTTGTGGTTGTTGGTGCTTCTGGTGAC